CTCCACTGGTCTCTTCCCTGTCTGGTAGACCCAGACCCCGCGACGATCAGAAACCGAACCTGTAATCAAAATTACGGGCGCCACAATTCGCAACGGTGTTCACTGTTAGTAGGCCTAGCTCGACCTATTACCTCAGCCAGTTATCGACCCGTTGTTACTCGAGCATTTCTCCCCTAGCACCCCTAGCCTCCTACCCTGGCGGGAGGAGAGACAGGCCTACACTAGACGATACCCTTCTCTAAATCATACAAGTTCAGTCTCAACACAAAGAGACCCAGAGACGGTGAGAGACCGTGAACTCATCCCTCATTCACCAGCGAATCAAAGGCTCGACGCCAGAGATCCAGCAGAATGAGGCCACTCTCTTCTTCCTCGGTGTTACAATCCTCTGGAAGGAAGAACACCGGCGCCTTGCAAGGGGGCGCACGACCCTGTCTCGACCAGCTGACGAAGCTGAGCCAAGACCATACAGGTTTACTCCTGTATTGATATGTCCGACGGATGGCACCTAGACTGGGTGACCACTCGTCTCTCTTCAAACTCCCCTCTCTCCCGGCCGCCCACAGGAAGTCCCGTAAAAGCTCGGCTTCACCAGGAGTAGCATCCCTTCCGCGGATGCATCGCAGTCTAGAGTCAAGTTGCCCGGGCGGAAGCGGAAGCTCCGTGAACACCCGCTTGACTCTTAGCCCCTTCTCTCTAAGATAAGAGGGGTAGGTCGTAAAACCTAACTGAGAGGGAAGGAAACCCCATGCTCTCCCTATCCGTGAACGCACAAAGGCGTCCACCCAGCAGGGTCTGGACGACACAGCCGCAGCCATGTGCATCATCCCTTGATAGGTCGAGCAAGCACCGCCTCTCCGCAAGTGGTTGACTTCACGCCACTTGCCTCCTCTTCTGAGGAACACAGTTGAGTTGACCTCAACGACGTTCACCGCCCTGATCGTCTTGTCTGAGTTGAGCCGGAACCCCTGAGGGTAGTCTTCAACTCCGACCTCTCGTGCCGCGGAGATGACAGCGTCATCACCATTCACGAGAAACAGGGCTCCTTCGTCAAAACGGGCCGCCCAACGGGCAGCACAATAAGACTGAAGGCAAAGAAGAGGAAAGGAGAGGTAGGCTCCCATCATCTGTCCGTGACTGACTCTCCTCGGCCCAGCCTCGGTCCAAATTAGTGGACTCAAAGACGCCTTAGCCAGAGCTCTAAGGCTACGAGGGATCTTCACCGAAGTGAAGAAAGCCGAGTCGAGGATCGCCTCCGCCACAGAGTGGTAGAGACCGTCAGTTGCAGCGATCAGATCCACGGAGGTCTGAACGGCTCTGACACAGACAGATTCAATCCGTTTACTGGTCGGAGGACCACAAAGAAGCCAGTCGGTTTTTCTGAGATGGGCGTACATTAACTTGTGCAGAGGCCCCAGCAAGTCCACTTTCTCGTCATAAATGACAAGTGGCCGACACTTACCTGCAGACTGAACTTCTTTGTACCTCGCGGAGAACAGGGATCCTATCTCCTGCTCCTCAAGACACGAGGTAATAAACTCTTCTCGCCGACCGGACCAGAGCTGGTCACTCCGAGAGCGTTTCGGCTCCCGGGAGGTGGCATTGGGCAGATGATTCATGACGAATGAACCATAAGCCCGATCCCATCCTGGCTTGAAGATCTGAGTAACGATTCGCCGAACGAACGTAAGATACTCAGCGGATTGGGGAGGGGGTGACGAGAACACGTTCTTCTCCCACATTGAACGTGCTGACGGAGTGTGGCGAGAACAACCTGCTGGCAGGTTCCTCTTTATACTGGCAACGCTGAGAGCAAGCTCCCAGCGCTCATGGCGCCTCAACCGCTGCAGGACAGCGGTAGTTTTATTCCCCCAGGTTTGACGCCTGGGGAAAGGCACACAGGTCCTCTCCTTACCTTGTGCCAAAAGAAAAGAATGGAAACGGCCGAGTTCAGATGGACTGCACGTCGGAAGTTCGCAGTATGGCAAGCCATACCGAACCCGAACCACGCACAGTCCATTTCGGATCGTCTCCATAGTGCCGCGCTCTGCTCTGGAGCAGTCACGGCACCGTTTAACCTTCGAACCGCTGGCGGAGTTACCGAAGGGTCCCCTCGTGTTAACGCACAGGGGGGAAACGGCTACGCACTGTTGCTTTAAGGCTTCAGTCGTGCGAGTCATCAGAGGTGGAAGCTGCAAAGCACACCGGTCTGAAGACATGGACTTAGC